GTTTCCCAGTCACGATCCAATTAGGGATTACTTTTGCGCTCATTTTTCTGCGTGCTATGACCTTTGCACCAATTTGGACCCAAAAATTTTGGGCATCTAGATTCGTGTCTGCAAATATTTGGTTGAATTTTGTTGGGTCAATGTACGTTGTAAGGTCTGATATTAGTCCTGTTGTGGGGTCGATGTCGTATCTTCGGTTTAGGACCATAAACATTTCTTTGTCTCTATCTGCAAAGTTGCCGTAACATCTGTCAACTTCGGTCATGTAGTTTATCCAGGCTGGTTGTTTTCCTACGGCTGGCTCACTTACAACCGTGGAAGTATCACCGTTGTATTGTATGCTTTGCCAGGATAACTGTCCTGTCATTAGGTCTTGATATCCGATTCTGTCTAAATCTGGCTTATGGAAGTCATCCATATTTAATAGGTTGACATCCCATTTGTTGCCTTGGGAATATTCAATCCTTGGTGTTAGACTGACAATGCCCATTATGTAACTGATATCATCGGTTTTGATTTTGATTTTCCCACCCTTGTGTTTACCAGTTAACCTACCTCTACCAGCCAGTGTTCCTAATGCTTGTTCTACTTGGCCGCTGCTTGCTTCTGCTGTACTTATCACCTCTTCAAAGGCTAACTCTTTGATAAGGCTTCCCATATAGACTGGGTTTTCTACACTTCTTCTTCCGTAGTGGTCATAGACTGCTTCTTTCCAATCGTCATAGGTTCCACCGCTTAAAGCAACTCTGTTGAGCATGGAATACACTTTATGCGCCAGGTTCAATGCGTCAATTGTAAAGCTGTCCCCTGTGGTATCAACTGCAGTAACAGCATTTACACCGCTCGCACCGTCAATCCATTCTGTGTCAATCCAGTTATTGAATAGGTCGCTTTGATAGGTTTTGACTCCGAGTGATTCCTGTGTAAATTCAGAAGCAATCCAGTTTTCATCTGGACCAGTTATTTCTTTGAATGGATAACCATAAGGTCCATCGGCCGTATGGTCAATGACGAATGCACTTGTACTTGGCGTGTGTTGTAATATCGCCAATCTCATTTCATCTATGTGTTCAAGGTCGAATTCTACCAATCTTGGCTGCAATAGTTGTGGTGTGAAGTTCAATGGGTTTGGGCTTTGTGTCTCTACTTCGAAATCTTGGTTTCCGAAAGTCCCTGCATATAATCCGGTAAGCACCTTTTGGTCATCGTCCCATGCAAAGTTTATGAAATTGGTGTCTAGGCTTTCCGATACTTGGTTGTAAAGTATGTCTATATCGGTCGGGTCTGGTTCTTGCGCATTTGGTCCGAATCCAATTTTTATGTAATCTCCCTCTCCTGTGTTTTGGGTAACTTCAACATTAAAGCATGGTGTTTCCACCAATCCCTGTACGAATGATGCATACTGTATGGCCATGTCTGCAGCTAATGCAACGTCTCCAACATGGATGGCAAAGCCTCTTTCTTCTTGTTTGTTCGCATAGTAGTTTTTGTAGATGTCCCAATAGCATAGCAATGGTACTGCGTTAAAGTTTCTTGCTCCTATATCGGCAGTTTGTGATGGTAGCATTCTTCCGATTCCGCTAATCCCAAGGTATTTTAATAAGCAACTTGGGTTTATTTGTGCGTTGTCTAGGATTCCTTCTTCAAATTCACTTCTTCTCCAGGCTCTTACTTCAATTTGTGGCAAGAGTACTTGGGTCATGTCGTTTCCGATGTTAAGACGGTTCATGTGAAGTTGGCTGTTGTATAGTCTCACTGGAATTTGGAATACATCTAATTGTACCTTAAAGCTTCCGAATAGTGGCCCCACGGTGGGCAATGTGACTACCTCTGTCATCAAGTCAATATCAAAACTGTCTCCAGGTAATGCAATCATGCTCATAAATGGTACCAATGTACCGGCACTCATACTGCTTCGCCATTTGTAGCTAAGATCGTGTGTGCTTCTTTCAAAATGTTTTCTGGCATAGATTTGTTTGCTTCCGCTCCCTAGTCTATCGCCTCCTAATGTCGTTTTCATAATGTTTTAAGTTTTTTACGTTCTCCTTTAACTTTTTCGTGGTGTTCATCCATTACGACAAGTACTTGCATCAACCGGTTCCAACTGAATTCGGTTAGTTCTTTGATGCATCTCTTTTTGTCGTCATATTCTTGGGTCAACCGGTGGTCTCCCATTACTCCGAAATGTATTTCTTTACCGTTTTCTTTTTTTACGGATATTACGGTGAATGGTGTGTTTTCGACACTCTCTTGTTTTAACAGTTCTTCGTTCTTTTCGAAATTCTTTTGGTCTAATAGGTCAGAACTCGATTCTTGTTTGATTGTTTTGCTCATAATGATAATTTAAATATTTAATGTTATAATCTGTTTTGTATTCAATCCGTTCATCTTTGCCCACCTTTAAGTAATTCCCTCGAAGTACATCGGATTCTGTTAGTACTTCCCCCGTTTCGATATCAACGTGTTGTTTGATTGTGTACCATCTTTTGTACATGTCAATCAGTTTTGCCGCCTATTGTTCCGTCTCCGTCTATATCTATCTGCAACATTCTTTCGAATGCGTTTAATAGAATGTCCAAGAAACGTGCTAAGGCTTTTTCCAAGATTTTTTCGATGATTTTCTTCATTGTTTCTATTTTTAAAGGTTAATAATTTTGATGCTATATACTTCCCTAGGATTAAGAGTATCGTGTAGAATATCAAGCCCATCACTTCCAAGCAAAATGCATCCAATAGAGTGCAAGCTTCTACTGCCCTCATGGAATTTGATTTCGTTACGTTTATTAGTTCCATATAGCTCCCATAAGCTACGCTGAAATTTCGGACTGTATTCATTTTTAAGTTTAAAGGTTCCCTCAGGGCATAAATGTAGTAAATTCTCCAGGGTTTTTAGTATGTAGGTTTTTTTCTTGCTGTGCAATATCAAGATTCCGGTTACTGCCATTTCATCATTTGGCACTTTTTCTTCTAAGGTTCTGATTAATGTGATTCTCATATTTATTGGATTTAATTAATATACCGTAACTAATACTATGCAATGTCTATGGCTGCTGCGTGCAACGTAAATATAACTGCTTGGAATTTCTTAATCCATGCTCAAGGGAGCGGAGCGAGTCTGACCAGGTGTTAAGGAATTCTATAACCTTTTTGTCCCAATCTTACCCTCACGGATTAGTTTTCTTCTTTCATTTTCATAACGTCTGCGCTCCCAATTTATTGACGAATCCCCATAATTGAGGCGTTTGTTTTTCTTTTGCGCTTCTTCTAATGCCTTGAAATAATTATCGTGTCCTTTGGAGACATCGATTTTTTGACCTAATACATATCTGACGTTTTCGTCAAGTTTGTTTAACCAAAGTTTTTCCCGTTCCTTTTCCGTATATAAGTGGTTTCTGTAATATAATGGCAGGGATATTTTAAATCCTCTCCGTGTTCTGTAGGTTTCGTTGGTTTTGGTGTCTTTGAATAGATTTTTTTCTGATATTGGATTGTCCAAATATCCTTTCCCTATGCCTTGGGAACATAGGACAATGCTTTTGTATTCTTTGTGCAGGTTATCCGATTTGCTGACGTATTTTACGATGTAGTTGATTGTTTTTTCACTAACGTATTGCCCTACCCAAATATTGCCGTACTGCCATGTTTTTTCTATGGATTTTTCTGTTTCGTTTGTGAATATAATCCCGTGTAGATGGACTCTTTCGGTATTGTTTTGACCAAGTTCTGTTACTAGCCAATGTCTTACTGATTTTCCGTGTTTTTTTCTCCATCTTTCTAAGAATAATCGAACCGCCTTTTTGGCAATTTCGTTTTCAAGTTCGTAGTAGTCTAGTGGTTTGTTGTTCTTGACTGTTTTGTAGTTGTAGTAATTTCTTTTGAGTCCATTTTTATCGATGATGGTTTTCTTAATACCATTTCTGATTTTGACTTCTGTGCAAATGTTTGTTAGTGATTTAAGTGATTCGGGCGAGAAAGTAAATGTAACGAATTTACCGTTACGGTTGGTTTTGATTTCCTCGTGTAGTCTTACTTGCCAATTTCTGCTTTTTGCTTTCCGGCATTCCATACAATTACCGCATGCTATTGGTACCTTTTTGACTCTTTCATCTGAAACAGGGGGAATTCTCCCCCCGTTCTTTTTGGTTGCTTTATATTTGGGATTGTCTATCAATCGTGGGAATAAGCACATTAGTAATTGTGTATTTCAGTTGGCTTTTTTCCCATTAATCCACCGGTGATTAGCATACTGTTGAACATACTGGCAAAGATTTTTTGTTGTTCTATGTTGAGTTTATGCAGATCAATTTCTTTACCAAGACTGCCTAATATAAAGTCATTTGCTATTTTTTGCAATGCGGCTTTTCCCTCGATTCCTCGTAGTTTATTCGCTTGGTTGTCTATACCGATTTTCTGAAGTGTTGCATCAAGTTCTTTCCAACCTAATATGATGTCATTTGAAATTTTTCTAGCTTGTTGTTCGCTAACCTTTATATTGGCTCTGTCTAGCTGTTGTTTGACTCCTAAACTTGCGGCTTGCACTCTTGCTAATTCTGCTTGCTCATCATTTAGATTGTTTCTCTTGATTAGATTTTCTACTTCAAAGTGAACTCGGTCAATTTGGTCTTCCTTACTGGCGTTTCCTATTTCGAGACCTAATTTGTTTAATTCAGCCAAGGATTTTTTATTCATCGCTTCAGCCAGGTTGCTTTCTATTTGGCTTGCGCCTATAGTTCCTTTTTCGCCTTTGATGCTTGATGCTTCAGCCCTGTTTTTTTCAGCTTGGCTTTTCATTAGGTCTATATTTGCCAATGTTCCGGCGTGTTCAATGCCCATTAGTCGCTGGTCAACGTTTGGTGCGTTTCCGGCACTTGCGCTTCCGCCACCAATTATTGATGTCGTGCCACCGCTGACGTTGCCGGTTCCACCATACATTAAGCCCATTGACAATCCGGCTTCTTTGA